GTCGGCCTCGCCGGAGACGCGGGTCTCAAGCTCCTCTCCGTCGCTGAACCCATCATTGGCGAGTGCATGGATATACTCGGCATCGGTGCGGTGGCGCAACAGCTCCGTTATGTAATCGGCCGCCTTGCGGTCCGCCTCGCACTTGTCCGCCGCCTCGACCTTTATGCATTTGCACACGGTCACGTAGACGTCGACGGCATACACCTTGTTCTTTGGGTCGTCGGGGAAGTAGCGCTCCTCGACATCGTAGTCCCGCTTGTTCTCCCGGCAGACGGGGCAGTAGCCGTAGTCGCTGGGGAGCTGTTCGCCGCACCTGCGGCAGTAGAATTTTATCTTCATTTGTTTACCTCGCTTTCGTTGTGTTAAACCTTCGCTCCCATCGAGTCCAGGAACTCGACAATCTTGCCGATGTCGATCCTGTCTATCTCGCACAGCTCCATCAGCGTCGTGACCGCCTTGAGCTGCCCGACGGTGAAGAACTGCTGCACAGGCTTCGGCGTTGCGTCGTCGGCCGCCTTCGCCTGGAGGAACCCGATCTCGCAGGCGGTCGCCTTCACGCTTTCGAGGTCGGCGAAGAACCTGTCGCCGAGACCCCTCTTGCCGAACGGCCTCGTCTTCTTCTCCACTGCCATCAGCTTGCCCCTGTCGGCTTCGACGAACTCCTCGAACGAGGGGAACGCCTTCATCAGCCGCAGGACACGTCCCTTGCACTGCCTTCCGTTCAGCGACTGGAGGAAGTGCTGCTTGTTTATCTTTTGCATTGTCATACCTCGCTTTCTTTTGCGCAACCATCCGTTGCGCGGTTGTTGTTTGACTTGGGGCTTAATTAGATAGATCTATCTAATTAAGAAGTTCTGTTGCGTAGATTGTTGCGTGCCTTAGTTTGAGTGTCACACCTCGCTTTCGATTATTTTCCAAATGGCAGAGCGGTCGCAATACTCGTGCATCCATGTGTCGCCGTCACGGCTTGCCATGATAGCTTCGTAATCCGCCTCCACCTCTTCCGGCGTACTGCATCCGTCTTCGTTGAACTCGTCTATGAACCTACGCACACAGTCGCCGACAGCGCTTTCCGCAGCCTCCCGCGTTTTGCATGCGGTTGCCCATATGCCCAGGTCTTCGTAGTCGAGTGAGCTTGTCGTTCCTATAAGGTGCATAGCCTCGCTTACTATGTATATCTTCATGTCACACCTCCTCTTCCCTTGTGCAGTAGACGCGGTCCTCGACGGCGTCTGGCGAGTAGAACAAATACTTCTCGCCGTCGAACTCGCCGTCGGCGTAGCGCTTCTCGACGTCGCTTATTGCGTCGGCGGAACTCTCGGCTTCGACTTCTACGTCGTAGCCGTAGACTTCCCTCCGCTCGATGTGGATTGTGTATTTCTTTTTCATATTGCGCTCCTTTCGTCTTGGGTTTATTCCTGTTCTTCGAACTCGGCCTCGACGGCCTTGTAGTAGTCGCCATCACAGCACGCATTGTTGTACTCTTCGACGGCATCGTCCTCGTTATCTGCCTCGCAGGTGAACGGGAGCCCAGGCCAGTTGTCGTTGTCGATTTTGTCAACGAACTCGCCGAGCTTCTTGCGCATGATGTCGCCGTCGCTGATGTGCCCCGAGTCCGCCATTTCCTCGTAGGTGTCTTCCTCCCACTCGGTGATTGCAGTTATGGTGTACTTGCTCATGGCACTTCCTCCTCCTCTTCTTCGTCTTCCACTTCGTCATAGGTCTTGTCGATCTTGCCGTCGTGGACGACGCACCTCCAGCCACCCGCATCGGGGTAGACTTCGAGCTCGCTCCAGTCCTCGAGGGCGGGGGCGACGGCGACGAACCATTCGTACATCACGTCTTCCCACGAATAGGATGCGTCGAAGTCGCTCCTGAAGATGGGCCAGCCATCTTCGCACTGAACCGTCAGTTCGCCGGACGAAATCATCTGCTTGATTATTCCGTCAATGCCGGACATCTGGCGCATGTAGTCTTCCGACCAGTTGTTGTCGGTTGCATACTTACGTGAGAGGCGGACGAACTCGTCCGCATTCTTCAGCTTCATCTTGAGGTACACGCTGTAGCACTGTCCCATAGTCATGCTCCTTTCTGCGCAGTGATTTTCCCGCAGACGCGGCTTCCGCGCCGCCAGTCGAACGAGGTTATCAGCGCATAGGCGCCGACGCCCTTTGCGAGAAGGTCGCTTGCCTCCCGCACTGCGCTCGCCTTGGGCCAGTTCGTCAGGTTGCTCTGCGTGACGAGCTGCCCGTCGGAGGCGTGGATTTCGTAGTTGTAGTCTGCCATTGTTTTACCCCCTTGTTGCTATGGTCTTGGATTCGACCGTGGTTTTGATGATGCGGGGGAATCGGTTCGGGGTGTCCGATCCTGCGAACTTGCAGGCGACCTTGAACAGATGCCTCGCCTCCGGCAGTCCGTCGATGAACTGGGCGTCGCCGACGCGCCTCGTCGGGCCGTTGCGGCCCGCGTATTTGTCCGGCGCAAGCTGGACGATGTAGTAGGTCAGCTTGCTCATTTGCTCACCTCGCTTTCCGCTTTGTTGCCGTTGCAGATGCGCTCGGCGATGCGGCGAATGTTGCACTCAACAATCGCCATGTACCTCTGTTCTCCTACAGTCATTTCCCTGCTCCTTTCGTTTGCGTTGGTTGGCTTGCCATCGTCAGCGCGCAAGTAGCCGGCTTGCGCGAACGCGCTCTGTCTTCCGACGGTGCGCGTTTCGGCGTTCACAGTATGCGATCAAGTATCTTCAGAACTTCGGACTGCAACGACTCGGCGTACCCCTCGTGCATGTACGTGACGTGCGCGTTCTTGAGCCTGTCAAAGTACTTCTTGTTGTAGACGTCGCTCAGTATGTGGCAGTCGGGGTGGTTCCATATCGCGACCTCCACGGGGTTGCCGTTTGGCATGACTGTCGGGATGCCGCGATACTCAGAGCAGTGCGCGTTGCCCTTGGCGTTGCCGTCGAACACGACGATGTCGATGTTGCGGCGGTCCTTTCTGCGGGTCTTCTTCCACGCGTCGTAGTACGTAATGTCGATGGAGTTGCCGCCGGTCGCCTTTATCTGCCACTCGTCGGGCTTCGCGACCTTTGCGCCGATTTCCATCTTCACGACGTTCACGCAGAGCTTGCCGCCGGACATCGCCATCGCCTTCGACGTGGCGGAGAGTATCTGGTTCAGCACTCCCTCGCTCCTCTCGAACGAGCCGCTCACGTCGACCCACAGCGTGAGGTTCACCTCCGAGTTCAGCCTCTCGCCCACGTCGCTGCGGCGGCGGAATATCCTGTCCTTGTCCGTTGCGTCGCGCCTCGTGTCGATCTTGCCGTGCAGCGCAGACCAGCGCCCCGCCGCCTGCGAGCCGCGCTTCTTCGAGAGACGCGACGCAAAGCGATTCAGCGCGTTGGCTACTTCCGCCGTCGGCTGGACGAACACCTGCTTCGCAAGGTTCTTGAGGAAGTCGTCGGGAACGCCAAGCTCCCTCGGCGTCTGCGTCTGCCCCTCGTAGTCCTCGCTTTGCGTGCAACGTCCGCCGCCGCACTCCCCCTCTTGCTGGCCCTCCTCGGGTTTGCCGGATTCGCCGCTCTCGTCCTGTCCGCCGCTCTCGTCCTGTCCGCCGCCTCCCTCCTTGTCTTCACCTTCCTTTTCCTCTTCTTCCTCGCTTTCCTCGCTTTCGGATTTGGAATTGCCGCCCGACTTGTTCTCGGTATTATCTTCGCCCTCGCCGTCGTCGGACTTGGGCTCGTTCGACTGTTCCTCCTTCGACTCGCCGCCGGAATCGCTTCCGCCCGACTTGTTCTCGGGCTTCTTTTCGGGCTCGTCGAGTATCTTGCGGACGAGTTTGTTGATTTCGGCGGTGTACTCATCGAAGCCAACTAAGTCAAGCCAGTGGGTTGAGGCATTAACGCTTGCGAGCCTCGCCACTGCGTCGTCGACCGCCGTCGAGAGCTCGGGCGTAGTCCTGCGCAACCGCACCGCCTCGAAGAACTTGCCCGTTCTCTGTGACGCAACGCCCGTGTTCTTGTGAACGAGCTTGACGAACGCCTTGAAGTCGACGCCCATGAAGCACCGCGACAGGACGCACTCCAGCCGCTCGTCCTCGAAGATGTTGACCAGCGTCCTCGAATCGGGGTCCTTTGCGCCCATTGCGTCAACGACCTCGATGTCGCCGCCCCACTTGGGAGTCAGCAGAAGATGCCCGACCTCGTGGTACAGCAGACACCGCAGAAGGGTCTCGCGGTCCCACTTGCCGGCGTCGCTTGCGTCGATGTTGTCCGCCGCCGCCTGCAACAGCCCTATCCCGATGTGGATGCAGCCCTTGACGACGTCGCAGTGCGCCTCGCCGTCAGGCTCCACCGACACCGGCGCCTTCATGCCCAGGTAGTATCCGATGGGAAGCCGCTTGGCGATTTCCCTCATTTCCTCCAGGGTTATGTTCATGTTGAACCTCCTTGTCTTTTTGGTTTCCGATGCGCCGCCCCGCTCGGGACGAACCGCGCAATGGATCCGGATGGCGACCGTCTGGTTGCCGCCCGGATCCGGGGAGACTTGACCGCCAGTCTCCCCAAGAGGTCGTTGCGCCGTTGCGTCAGCACAGTCCCGCGCCGACCGCCGCCTGCGAGACGCTCGTTGCGAACTTCCGCACCACCACCGCACGGTCGACGAGCGGAAGCGGGAGCGGCTGCGCCCCGAGCCCCGTCTCGAGGTTCATCGTGCCGAGCACGAAGAAGCCGTCCGCAATCGGGAGCTCGACGCCCATGACGTGGACCTTGTCCTTGTTGTCGAGAATGTTCTGCAAGAACATCCGCGCCTCCATCGGGAGCAGGTTTACCTCGTCAAGCACCACCGCACGCCCCGACACCATCGCCGTGAGAAGGGCGGTCGGGACATACCCGCGCTTGCCCGTCTTATAGTCGAGGCGGTAGGCGTACAGCGTGTCCGCCGCGTCCATCGACGGCGAGCACGGCACGACATCGACATGTCCGCCGTTGATGCTCTCGCCCGCCTTGATCGCCGCGTAGGTCTTGCCGCCGCCGGGAGCGCCGTAGAACACGGCGAACCTCCTGTTGAGCGGCTTCGGCTTGAACGGCGCAAAGGCGTCGCACACCGCTGTGAACTCGGGAGACTTCATCTTCTCCACGAGGTCGGGCAGGTCCTCCATCTGCGACACCTCGCAATAGGACTGCAAGCACGCCTTCTTGTCCGCCGCAATCGCGAACGAGTTGATGAGGCGCATCGACGCGCCGTCACGGAAGTACGAGAACTCGCTGAGGAACTTGTTGAGCTTCCCCACCGCGTCCTTCGCCGCGGGAGTCGCTTTCGCGCTCCACCCGTGAGCCTTCGCCGCCGCTTCGCAACCGTCGCCCGTCGCACTCGCGAGCTTCGCAATCTCCTCGCCTTCGCCGCCTTCGGCGGAGCCAGCCACCGCCGTCGCGCCGTCGCGCAGGATGTCGGATACGCTCTTGCGCAGGACCTCCTGCGCCTCCTTGCGCGCCTGCTCCTTCGCCGCCTCCACGGCGCCTGCGAGTATCTTCGCCTCGTCGACAGGCGGGGCGGGCGGAGCCTTCGGCGCGGTAAGTGCGGCGGTGAGGGTCTGCAATGCCGCCGCAACGGGGTCCGCAGGAGCGGCCGTCGCCACGGGCGTAGCAGATGCAACGGCCACGGCGGGCTCCTCCTCATGCTCGGGCTCGGACTCGTTCTTGCCGTTCATCACGGCCTCGTAGTGGGCCTCGCAGATGGTGCGGAACGTGCGTCCGCTCGGCGTAGCGACCTCGACAATCCATCCGCTTCCACCCGACATGTTCAAGCCGCAGACCATGCAGGTAGAGCCGGACGGCATGCCCTCGAGCCTCTTCGCCGCCGCAAACGTGCTCTTCGAGAGCGCGTCGGCGGGGACGAGATTGGTGTCGAGGAACCTCTGCCCCTCCGCCATGTTCAGATGACGCGTGAACTTGTAGCCGAGGGCGTTGCGCCGCTCGACCACCTTTGCGCGAAGCTTGTCGCATTCGCTTTTCTCTGCCATAGTTTACCTCCTTGTTTTGTCTTTGCGTGTTTGTGAAAGAAGCCCCCGACGCCGCCGCGCCGAGGGCCAAATCGTTTCCCTTGCGCAGGGACTTACTTGCCCATCAGCTGGGCGAGAAGGGCCTGCTTCTCCGCGTCGCTCATCGCCGACACGTCGATCTTCGGGGCCGCCACGAGGGGCTTGATGCGCTCCTCGACAAACTTCTCGAAGAACTCGCCGTCGACAGTGAGCGTATGGCACCACACCTTGCCCTTGCCGAACCACCAGAAGCCGTAGGCCTTCATCAGCTCGCGGACCTGCTCGGACGGCTTGGCGCCCTCGAAGTCGATCTCGATGGAATTGTGGGTGGTGTTCTTGGTCATCTTCATGGTTGTTTCCTCCTATTGTCTTGGTGTTCATTTTAGCCATGCCCCACCGTGGGACATGAAACAGAGGGAGCGGCGAACCGTTCCCCCTGGCGTCATGTCTCATGGCGCTTCTACTCGTCCTCGTCGTCGCACCCGAGCGCCGTCGCAACGTCCGCAACGTCGTCCTCGGACATCTGCGCAAGGCACTCCCTCGCTATCGCCTCCCACGAGAGCATTCCGCCCTCGGCGGCTTCAATCAGCCTGCATGTCGCCTTCCTCATTTGTCACCCCTCCTTGAAGACCACGCGGAAGTCCTCGTAGCCCTCGGGCTTCGCGTCCTCGATGGAGATGAGGTCCCACACCCAAGTCCCAACCTTGTCGAAGTCCGAATGGCTCTCGTAGTAGTCGCCGCCGCCGCGGTTGTTTCCAATCGCCGTGAGAAGCGGGAAGGGCGCGATGACGCCATACTTCGTCTTCGACGCGGCGATGTATTCGTCAAACGACACGGCGAGCTTCTTGTCGTGGTTGACGAGCCACTTGTGCGAGTAGTCGAAGCCGTTGTCGTCGGCAGGGAACTCGTGCTTGTGGTCGCGCTTCCACACGCGCTTGTAGCTGACGTCCCCGCGCGTCGCGGCCTTCACCTCGTCGCCGTCGTCGGCATAGTCGCCGACCCATGCGAGCCGCAGCGGATTGCCGTACATTTCGCGAGCCACCGCGTCGGCAATGTCGCAGCCGAGCCACGAATGCTCGAGCAGCTTCGCCATGATGTAGCCCTCGCCCTTGATCTGGCGGTCGTTGACGACGACGCGCTTGCCCTCGTGCTTGAAGGCGATGCGATAATACTGACCCATGTGTGTTTCTCCTTGTTGTCTTGTGTTGTGTTGCGTTACATTGCGTCACGCCGCCGCAAGCTCGATGCCTGCAACGTCGTAGAGGTGCGCAACGTAGTCGCGGACCTCCGCGTCGAACTTCGCGACCGCCTCCGCCTCGCGCTTCGACGACCGCCTTGCGCAGGGAACGAGAAGCCACTTGCCGCCTGCGAACAGTTCAAAACTCACGCTCGTGTATCCGTCTCGGCTGCTGACCGAAACGGGCTTCACATAGGCGTAGTAGCCGCGTGCGTTGTTCTGCCCCGTCCAACAGCTGCGGCCGCCCAGCTCGTAGCCGACAGAGCACTCGATGTGCGTGCACTTGTACTCCTTGCCGTCCATGCCGCGGACGATGCCGCCCGGAACGGGGAAGCGAACCTTCTTGATGTCTGCCATGTTGCTTACTCCTTGTCTTTTGCGTTGTTGCGCGATTAGAAGCTGAGCCCGTTGATGAAGTCCATCACGGACTTGTAGGAAGCGTTGAGCGTCGAGCGCAGAATCAGCTCGCGCTTGGCGTTCGCGACCTTCGTCTCAAACGCCTTGAGCTCGTCCTTCGCCTTGCCCAGCTCGTCGGACAGCTTCTTGTCCAAGGGGCTGACGTAGTCGCGGAAGTCCGAACGGCGGAAGTATTCCGCCGCTTGTTCAAAGGTCATGGAACCGTCATAGTACCTGCTGGTTACGTCGACCTTGTACTTGCCCTTGAGCGCGTCGAACTTGCGAGCCGCCTCTGCAATCAACGCATTGAGCTCCTTCTTGAAGCTGTCGAACTTCGCGTCGACCGCACCGGACTGCTTGCCCCGCGCATCCTCGACGCGCTTCTCGAGCTCCGCCCTCTTGCTCGCGGCGCGCTCGTCGATTATGCTCTCGAGCGCACGCTGTGTCGTTGCTGTCATCCTTGCCATGTCTTTTCCTCCTGTTGTCTTTGTTGTTGTTCTGCCACGGCCCAACCGTTGGGACGTGAAACGGCGGGTAGAGCCGAAGCCCTGCCCGCCGGCGTCACGTCTCGACGCTTCTGCACCCGCTCACTCCACCGTCACGCATTTCACGAACCAGCTCACGTCGGTGTCGTCCGTTCCCTCCACATACGCGCTCGCCTCGCCGCAATCGTCCGCAAACACGTCCTTCTCGCCCGGATACCGCTCCGCCTTGACTTTCGCGAAGTCCTTCGCCATCGCGTCCTTCGCCGCCCCTTGCGTGGAGAACACCCGCACGCTTGGCTCATATAAGCACCCGCTCTCGTCCCTGTCTATCCGCACAAGAACCCACATTTCCATGCCATGCCTCCTTGTCTTTTGCAGTTTCACCTGTTGTTGTTCCACAGCCTCACGCCACGGCAACGCCGCGCCGCGCCTTTCCTCGCGTCGCGGAAGCCGAGCCGCCAGGCCGCCCAAAGCCCGATGCACCACACGGCGCACCACGCAACGAAGATGATTGCGTCAGCCATCGCTTTCCTCCGTCACCGTCCAATACTCGTGCTCCCACCCGTCGTAGCCGCGCCCGAAGATGGCGTAGACCACCCTCTGGCGAGCCGCCGCCGCGCTTGTCGCCCACCGGTAGTGGACGCCGTAGTCGTGCGTGTCGACGCGGAACTTCTTCTTGACTTGCGCGCCCATGCCGCACCCCCTTACACCAGGACCAGCCTGCCCCGCTTCGCAAGCCACTCGACGAGGAAGCTCTTTGGCACCCACCCCGCGTGACCGTTGCCGCTGACGTAGACCTCCGTCTCCTCGCCCTCGCCCCTGTGGCGGAGCGCGTCTATCTGCTCCATGCTCATGTGCATCTCCCTTCCGGCCTTGCGGCCATTGCGTTTTCGCCCCTCTCATTTTCCGGGCTTGGGACCGGCGCGGCGCACCATACGCCGCGGCATGATTAGCGAAGGGGCGCGGCCATTCCGTCCGACCGCGCCCCCCGTGACTTGTCCCCGTCTATCGCCTTACGCCGCGAGCTTCGCAAGCGCGAGCTGCTTCGTGAGCTCCTCGACCTGCGCAATCAGGTCCGCCTTCGTCGGCCCCTTCGAGCCCGCCGCCTTCGCCGCCTTCTCGCGGCCCCAGGACTTCTTCATCTTGAAGCCCTCGGCCCTCGCCTCGTCCGCCGTCTTGAAGCGCGACTTCACGTTCATGCCGTAGAACGCGCCCACCGAGCCGGCCAGATACTCCCCTTCAACCCCCTGCACCTTCACGTGGAGGACGTAGCCCGTCGCGTGCCAGTTCGCCGCGCTCCCCGTCCCCTTGTCGATGTCCACGCGGAAATACTCAATCCGCGGGAGCTTGTGCGCGTCCTTCTTCTGCTTCGCCGCAATCGTGGCAAATGCGGACGCGACCTCGACCTTTGTGTTTTCCTCGTTCATGGTGTCTCCCTTCCGCGCTTTCGCGCTTTTGTCTGTTTTGTCGGCTCATGCTTTTCTCGGGCTTGCCACCGTGACGGACGGCACGCGCCGCCGCCGCGCATTTAGACGGCTTGCAGACTTTCGCCCGCAAGCCGCAGACAAGTGTTTAGGAAGTTTTCGGGACATTGCCGCATTTTGGCGATTGCGCGAAAAGCCGCGCAATCATTCACGCAACGAAAGCCGTTGCGCGCCATGCTTCAATGCCATTTCTCGCCGCAATTCCAAAATCAAAATCATTTCGGCGAAAGCCCCCGCAATCATGGTATATCTAAGAGGCTCAATTTTATGGCGCTTATTTGTTTACGCCATGCCGCGGATATGTATTACTGTATCAAATGCCGCGCGCCCATTTCCTTATTTTCCCATAACGCGGGGATAGCGGTTTTCCCATATCGGCGAACTCGGAAAACGCCGCGCGTCTACTCTTGCGCCCGCAAATGCCGCGCGGTTATGGACGCCGCGCAAGCGCGCAATTTCAAGCCAATTTTCAAAGAACGAGGTGGAAATCTCTCGCGCATGGATAGCGCACAATTTCCGAATATATACCAAAAACAAAAAACAGAAACGGAAAAGGACACAAAAAAATGTGGAGTTGCGCTATATAGGAATTACGCGCGAGGATGAGAGAAAATGAGAAGTTATGAGAAAAAATGAGAAGTAGAAAAGATTGCGAAAAATTGCGAATAAAAAATTAAAACTTGCAAAAACAAAAAGGAAAAGCGAATAAAATGCGAATTAAAACACAAAAAGAGAAGGGTAAAAAACCCTTGCGCGGCGCAATTATGGAATATGCGCGGGTATGGGGGGCGAGCGCGAGTGACGATGGCGGGCGGCCGGAACCATATATGGGGACTCCCTGTTGCCATCGAGTGACTGCCGGGGGCGATGTTGGCCAGCCGTCTACTTTTTATGTCGTTCCACATCTTCGTCTCCGACATTCCACGATCCTGATGTGGTTAGCCTCATCCTGAAGACGTTGGTGGGGTCATGGGGGAATGGGGGTATGGGGGTATGGGGTTTTGTGGAAAGTTTTTGGCGTGTGAACATGTGGATGGCTATTTGGGGGACGATTTTAGGGTAAATTTGGTTGTCCTACGTCTAAATTGCAATAACATTGTTTTAGATTAAAATACATTAAAATAGCATTTTGGGGGACAACGGGGGACAACCCTCTCCTATATAGCCATACACAAGCAGGGCGTCAAGATTATGGCTACTATATAGGCGCTATTTGGGCTACATATCTTTCTATTACTATATACCCCCTTATCCCCTATTATTATATATAGATAAAAGAGGAGAATATAATAGAAAAGTAGAGAGTTATAAGACGATTTTAGGGGACAACCTCGCCTTGTCCCCCACTTGTCCCCCTTGTCCCCCGCGTCAATTTTAGGCGGCTTCTCGTCAAAAACCCACATTTATCTAAAAAGTCCCTCCGCCGAACGGGTTTTACGGGGGTCTGGGGGTGGGCGCGAGGTTCAGAAAGGTTCATCTGCGGCGCGGCCGTGGTAATCTCGCCGCCATGAGCGCCAAGAAGACAAAGACCAGGGCGAAGCCGCCGGAGGGCGAGGCGAAACCCAAGGAGAAGAAGCCGCGGCCCATCGTGCAGTACACGTATGCCGACATCGTGCCGCTCAAGCCCGACAAGCGGTTCGTGTCCGCGGTGTGCCTTGTCGCCAGGCGGCTCGGGCTGGAGGGCGGCGGCATGGACGCGATGATGGGGTCGTGGCTCGGCGACGTCGAGAGGGACGGCGGCAAGGGCACGGCGCTGCGGATCGTGAACTTCCTCGGCGGAATGCTGGAGGGCAGGCGCAGCACCCCGCTCATCAAGGCGTGCGGCCTGACGTGGGGGATGGTCGCGATGCTCGTCGACGGCAGCGAGGCGTTCCAGAAGGTCTACTTCGACATCATGCGCATACGCAAGGAGGTCGTCCAGATGGAGAAGGACTCGCGCGGCGAGGAGATACTCGAGACGGCGTTCGAGCTGGCGACCGAGGGCGCGGAGCAGTACAGCGCGAAGGACGGCACGCCCCTCGGCTTCAGGAGGAAGTCCGAGAAGATGCTCGACCGCCTGCTGGTGCTCTCTGGGCAGGAGTTCAGGAAGGACGCCGGGCTGTCCGTCCCCGGCGGGAGGGGCGGCTCCGCGGCCGGCGGCGGCATCACGCTGAACTTCCACTTCGACGGCAAGGGCGGGCCGAGCATAACCGCGGGGGAGACGGTCGATGTCCGGTAAGTCGTCGTTCGACTACTGGCCTACGCCGACCGGGGTGAGGTTCCACGCCTCGACCGCGAGGGTCAGGGTCGTGATCGGCCCCGTCGGCTCCGGCAAGACATGGATGAACTGGATGGAGATCTACCGCAAGACGGCGGAGTGCATGCCGCCGATGGCGGACGGCGTGATCCGCGCGAGGTGGGTCGTGATACGAAACACCTACGACGAGCTGAAGTCCACGACCGTGGCGACGGCGCAGAACATCTTCAACCGCGAGGGGCTGAACGCCCTGGAGATGCACATGTCCCCGCCCCTGGAGGGGTGGCTCAGGCTCCCGTCCCCGAGCGGGCACCCGATGGAGATCCACCTCCTGTTCCGGGCGATGGACACGCCGAAGGCGATAGACCACCTGCTCGGCCTCGAGATCTCCGGCATCTACGTCAACGAGATGCCGCAGGTCCCACAGGCGGCGGTGGACTCGGCCATGTCGCGACTCGGGCGCTACCCGCCGAAGGACGGCGACAAGGTGTTCCCCTCGCTGGGCGTCATAGCCGACGGGAACCCGCTCGACCAGTACAACTGGGTCTACCGCAAGATGCAGGAGCTTCCCGAGGGCTGGGAGTTCTTCAACCAACCGCCGGCGCTTCTGCTCGTCGTCGACCCCGAGACGGGCGAGAAGCGCTACGAGAACAACGTCGGGCAGGATCCGGCCTTCCCCGCCGCCGAGAACGTGGGGAACCACAACGAGGGCTTCCAGTATTGGCGCAACCAGCTCGGCATGGCGCAGGACAAGATCGACCGCTTCATACTGTGCAAGTGGGTCGCGAAGAAGGCTGGGCGGCCCGTGTACCCGGAGTTCTCGCAGGACTTCCATGTCGCGAAGAGGCCGCTGGAGTTCTCGCAGAACCTCCCCGTGGTGTACGGGCAGGACTTCGGGCGGACGCCGTGCACCGTAGTGGCGCAGGTGGGGCTCGACGGACAGATACGGATCCTCCGCGAGATAACCTCGGACAACATGGGGATTGCGGACTTTGTGACGCAGAAGCTCCGCCCCACGCTCATCAACGACTTCGACCTCTACCACGTCAAGGCGTTCGGCTTCGGCGACCCCGCCGGCGCCGACCCGACGCAGGTGGACGACATCACCTGCATCGAGACGATGAACCGGCTCGGGCTGAACGTGGTCCCCGCGCCCGTGACGCCCTATGGCCAGCGCGGCTACCACAACTCGTCCGTGACGCGCATCAACAACGTGTCGGAGGTGCTGAACCGCCGCATCGGCTCGGCGCCGGCGATCATCATCGACCCTTCCTGCAAGGTGCTGATCGGAGGATTCAACGGCGACTACCACTACCGCCGCATGCGGCTCGACGGCGCCGACGAGGAGGACGCGAAGTACACGGACGAGCCGGACAAGGGACACCCCGTGTCCGACGTCCACGACGCGTTGCAGTACCTCGTCTGCGGCATCAAGAACAGCGGCATGAACTTCTCCAACCCGTACATGGTCGACGGAGAGAACGACCCCGACATGGACGAGGCCCTGGCGTCGGCCGGCGGCATGGGGCTGTGCTTCTGAGGGATGCCGAGGTTCAGCAGGGTTCATCGAAAACTCCCCTTTGTTATTCTGCGGGTGGCATGAGCGAATTAGACACATTGTCGGCGGCGGCGCTTGCGCCGGACGTGAAGGACATCGCGGGGTCATCGGAGTCGGAGACCCTCGACCGCGACGTCCGCACCACTCCGCGCGAAATGACGGTCGCCCGCTACGTCAACGGTGTCTTCCAGGTGAACGAGCAGTATGCCGTCCGCCAGGGATACCATGACCAGATGCGCGCATCATGGCGCGTCTGCCGCTCGGAGTACACCGCCGCGGAGAAGCAGAAGCTCGCCGCGCTCGGCATTCCCGACGACGTGTCCGAGCCGGTCGTCGAGCTGCGCAAGTTCATCGCGCAGTCACAGATGAAGGAGATATTCTCGACGAGCGGGAACTTCCCCGCGAGGCTTTCGTCCACGGCGCATCCCGACCTTCCCGACTACATCACGGAGATGATGCTCCAGAAGATGCTCGACGAACTCGCGCAGATCTCTATGGAGGCGGGGATGGCCCCGACGCCAGAGATGGCGGCGCAGTTCGCCCGCGACCGTATGGCGGAGATGCGCAACGCCGAGCGCGAGTACGCCAACGACCAAATCGCGCTCCTCGAGCGTCGCGTCCGCGACGACTTTGAGGAGGCTGACTTCATGTCGGCGTTCAACCAGGGCATCGAGTACCTGACCGTATTCGGCACGACGCTGTGGGAGGGGCCTGTCCCCTGCATGCGCTGGAAAAACGACTGGAGCTCCAAGGGCAAGCTCTCGCGCAAGGCGAAGCCCGGCGTGGCGTTCCGCGCCATCAGTCCGCTCGACGTCTATCCATCGCCCGACCAGTCCGAGGTGGACGACGGCCCGATCTGCATCAAGGTCCGCTTCTCGCCGAACGACCTGTGGCTCAACGCCACCGAGGCAGGGGGCGACGACGCGGAGAACGGCGTGTGGTTCCGCGACACCGTGACGGATCTCCTCGCGAAGTATCCGCAGGGCGGCGTGCGCCTGTCGTGGCAGGACGGCGACGAGGAGAACAAGGAGCTCAAGGGGCATTCAACGTGGGTGGCCGACTCGTCCTGCATGATGGAGGGCATTTCCTACTACGGCGAGATCCGCGGGAATCTTCTCCTCCGCATGGGCGTCATCAGGACGCACGAGGGCAAGGCCATCAACCCCGACGACTTCTACGAAGTCAACGCAATCGTCATAGACGACTACTGCGTGTACTGCCGCATCATCAACCCCTGCATGGGGCGTCCGCTCTCCAAGGCGCAGTTCTACGAGGCGACGGACAGCTTCTTCGGCACGTCCATCGCGCAACGGCTCATCGCATACCAGCGCGTGATGAACGGATGTCTTCAGTCGCTCATCGTCAACATGAACATGACGGCGGCTCCGCAGGCGTGGATCTCGGATGCGTCGCGGCTACTGGACAAGACGCCGACGCGCTTCAAGCTCATAGGCGGCAAGGTGTGGGCGTTCAAGGCCACGACGGCCGGCGTCGCGACGCCTAATGGACCGCCGATGGGCATTCTCCGCGTCGACAGCCGCATTAACGACATCCTCGCCGTGATGAACATGGCGATCAAGCGCATCGACGATGTTTCCGAGATTCCGTCCTACACATACGGGCAGAACGTCACCGGCGGCGCGGGTCGTGCGCTTGCAGACTACGAACGAGTCCTTACGCCAACAGGGCCGAAGCGAATCTGCGACTTCAAAATCGGTGACGAAGTGTTCAATACTCTGTCTGGCGTGTCAACGGTTATCGGCGTTTTCCCGCAGGGTGAGCGCGACATCTACCGCGTCACATTCTCGAATGGCGAGAAGATCGACTGCGACCTTGAACATCGCTGGCTTGTCAGCGACCACCCCGACAGGAAAAATTCATGGAAGGTGTTCACCATCCGTGAGCTTCTCGTGCGCGGCATCGAGCGCAAGCAGCCGAAAAGCGAGCGTTGTCCGAGCGGTCTGCGTCCGAAATGGGCATTGCCCTATGTTGATGCGCTTGCCTATCCAGCGCGCAAGGTGCCCATTGACCCCTACACGATGGGCGTGCTCCTCGGGAACAGCGATGCCCGTTGTCGCGTCTGTGGCATGGACGACGAGGTGTTCGACCGCATTCCGTACAAACTCGGCAAAATCGACCGCAAGGCCGCAGACAAGGCTTATACACGGGCTGTTCTTGGCATTAGGCCAAAATATCGTGCGCTTGGTCTTGAGTGCAAGAGCATAGAGAAGTTCATTCCAGAAATCTATTTGCACAACAGCGAGGAAGTCCGGCTTGAACTTCTGCGCGGCCTTATGGACACCGACGGATGCGCCACCGTAAACGGCGACCACGTGTTTTTCGACACCTCGTCTGAACGGCTGCGCGACGATTTCGTGTTTCTTGTGAAGTCGCTTGGTGCTTCGTCTGTCTCTGTGTTAGCGCACGAGAACAAGCCGGAGTTCAACGGCAAGATACTGAACGGCAAGGAAGCCTACAGGATAAACTTCACGCTCGACAAACCGGTGTTTCATCTGAAGCGCAAGCTGGACAGGGTTCATCAACGTCCGCGCCGCCGTCTTTACATAACCGGCATCGAGTTCCTGAAGCGCGAAAATGCTACGTGCATTTCAGTTGACGCGCCGAACCATCTTTACGTCTGCGAGAACTTCATCCCGACGCACAACACGTATTCGGGCCTTGCGATGCTCACCGAGGCGTCCAACCGCTCGACGAAGATGCGCATAGACAACCTCAGCTCCAAGTGCATCAACAAGATGGTGCGCATGGACGCATACCGCCTGATGCTCTACGATGACAGCATTGGCTACACGGGCGACGTTGAGGTCATACCGACCGGCGTAATGGGGCTCATCCTCAAGCAGCAGGAGATGCAGAAGGTACTCCAGCTCATGCAGATGGTCGCGAGCAACCAGTTCCTCGTCCAGACCGTCGGGGCGCGCGGGCTTATGGAGCTGTTCCGCCAGGTGCTCGAGACATACGAGATCGCGAACATCGACAAGATCATCCCGTCGAAGGCCGACCTCGACATACAGGACTACGTGGCGAGGCTCAAGTCCGCCGCAGGGGCGCAGACCGCCGTCAATCAGGCGCAGCAGCCCCAGCCCGGCGCGGAAGGCGGCAACCCGCAGCTCCCGCCCCCCTCCGAGCAGTCGCAGGGCGGCGGCGCGGCAGATGCGCCGCGGACCACCTATGAACGCAGCGGCATGGAATACCGCATGCCCATCGAGCCCAATCCCGGCAGCGCGAACGAAAGGAGGGGCGCGGCATGAAGAAGCCGAAGGAATACCTCGCGTCGCGCTTCAACGAGGACAACGCCGCGAAGGCGTTCTCCGAGATCGCCGCGCATCAGGACTTCGACCTGGTGCGCTGGACGCTCCTCCGCCGCTATGCGGAGGTAAGACAGCTTTTTCTCTCCACCGACCCGAACGTCGTCAACCGCGCCGTCGGCAAGATGGAGGAGATCGAACAGGTGCTGGCCCTCTTCGGCGAGCCTCTCTACGGCGGACTTCCGTTAGCTGACGGAACCTCCCCCGAGGAGATCGCCCTTGCCAACGCGGGCCTCGACGCCGAAATCGGAGGCGGCTATCCCGGCGGTTCCGGCAGCCGACCCCCGTTGTGAATCCCGGAGTAGCATCCGGCTCATAAGGCGAAAGGAAAGCCATGAACGAAAACGAACAGACCAACCAGGAAACTACAGAAACCACACAGACCACGACCACGCCGGTCGCGGCGGACGCACTCTCGCCCGTCGCAGCCGGAAACCCGCAGACGCAGACCCAACCCTCCGGCGACGCCCAGCGCATCGCCGAACTCGAGCGCGAGCTCCAGCAGGAGCGCGTGGAGAAGGGGCGGCTCCGCCAGACGAACGACGAACTCCGCAGCGCGAAGGAGGAGATTGCCCGGCTCAAGGCCGAGAACGCCCGCCTCGCACAGCGCAAGCCCAGCGACTTCCTCACCCCCGAGGAGAGGGAGCAGCTCGACGAAAAGCAGCTCGCCGCGATCGACAAGGTGGTGCAGGGGCGCGTAGGCGACATGTCCGCGGCCCAGAAGGCCGAGAACGACCGTCTCCGCGAGGAGATAGCGAGGCGCGACGCGAACATCGCGGCGTCCGCGAAGGCGCAGTTCAACGCGGAAGTCGAAAGGCTTGCGCCGGGACTCGCCGCGGTGGTCAACGAGCATGCGGCGGAGTGGCAGAAGTGGGCGGCGTCCCCGAGACGCGCGGCATCCGTTGCGGCGGCGTTTCAGCAGAACGACGCGGCGACCGTGGCCGAGTTCCTCCAGGAGTTCGTTCAGTCCAAGGGCATCCAGGCGAACGGGGACGGCATCGCCGCCAGACCCCGCACGTCGTTCTCGCCAACGGGCGGCAGCCACCCTGCACCCACGGACGCGCATGATACCACCACATACACGGTCGACCAGTACGGCGAGGCTCTTCGCCGCGCCGGTGAAGACCTTACGGCGGGACGCATCACCTCCGAGCAGTACAGGGCGATAAAGCAGAAGTTCACTACCGCCCTCAACGAAGGGAGGATCGTGCCGAGGTAGGCGCATCTCTCTTTGACGGGGGCAGACCGAAAGGAACGCCAAAATGGCAAACTCCATCACGATCACCGGCGGAAAGGGCGACTTCAGGCTGAAGTCGTACATTCCGCAGATTTATTCCCCCAAGCTGCGCGAGAAGTTCTGGTACAACACCATTCTCCGCAAGATCACCAACTCCGAGTTCAAGGGACAGTTCAAGAACAAGGGCGACACCATCATCGTCCGCTGCATGCCCGACATCGGCACCAGCCGCTACGTCGACGGCATGAAGCTCAAGTACCAGAAGCCCGAGTCGTATGACATCCAGTTCAAGATCGACAAGGGCCTCTACTACGCCTTTGTCGTCTCCGACGTCCAGAAGGCCTTTTCGGACATCCCGAACTGGGCCGAGAAGTGGACCGACGACGGCGGCAAGCAGCTGGCGCAGGACTGGGAGACCTGGTTCTTCAAGGACATCGGCTCCGGCACGAAGGCCGACGCCGCCAACATCGGACGCACCGCAGGCGCGATCTCCGCGTCCTACGACCTCGGCGTCACCGGCACTCCCGTCTCGCTCTACAAGAGCGACGCGGCTGCGGCTGCGGGCACCGCGTACAACAGCGGCGACAAGACGACGCCGATGGAGCTCATCACCCGCGTCGCCGCGACGCTCGACGAGCAGAAGGGCGGAGCGGGCGCGTCGAAGTTCGTCATCGTCCCCGTGTGGATGACCCAGGTTCTCCAGAACTCCGAGGTCTTCCAGTCGGCGGACAAGATGGGCGACGACGTTTCCATCCTCCGCAAGGACGCCGTGACGTCCATCGGCAAGGTCGCCGGGCTCGACGTCTACGTCTCCAACCTCCTGCCGAAGACTCAGCTCGGCGCGACGACCCGCTACGAGTACCCGATCATCTTCGGCGACAACTCGGCGATCACGTTCGCGGACGAGGTGTCCATCACCGAAGTCCTGCGCGACAAGTCCGTCGTCGGCGACTTCCACCGCTCGCTCCAGATCGCGGACTGGATGGTCCGCTATCCCGAGCGCTTCGGCGTCGCGTTCGTCACGAAGGGCGCGTAAGCAGAAACCACAACGCAAAACCGCGAGCGGGGCTCGGGGCCGCCATAGGCCCCGCCCCCGCCGCACAACAAAGGAACACCAGAAATGGCAGCAGTAAATGACAAGTACGTGGTCGTCGGCCAGCCCGACGGCTTCACCGACGCGAACGTGGTCCGTTCCCGCGTCTTCAAGCAGACCTCCGACAACTTCGGCACGGTCAACGACGGCGACAAGCTCGACGCCAGCGTCAACTACGCGGTCGCGAAGTTCCCTGCCGGGTTCATCCCGCGCTCGGTCGTCGTGAACGTCATCAAGCCCAACGCCAGCGCCGCGACGCTCACGGTCCAGGTCGCCAAGAATGCGACCGACCTCACGGACGCCACGCTTGCCGCGGTCAACGGCTCCGCCTCCACGGCGGCTCTCGGCACTGCGGGGCAGACGCTCATCGAGTTCGCGTCCGCGACCTCTGGCGGCTCCACGACGGGCACTGATCCGTTCGTCACCGGCAAGAACGACTACCTCGTCGTCACGGCCGGTGCGGCGGCTGACGCCCGCTTCGAGGTCGTCGTCATGGGCGACTGGCCCGAGCTTACCGACATCGACCATCTCCCGAAGCTCGCCTAAAGGAGGCTCGACATGGCAAACGAAGTGAAGCGCATCGCCAGTCTCGTGGACGGACGCATCTGCCCGTGGTACTGCGTCGAAGATCCGATTCCGGAGAAGTTCGTCGTGATTCCCGATGCGCTCTGGGCCAGGCACCTGTCCGGCGAGATTACGGACGGCAAGGTTCTTGCGAAGATGGCGCTCATGCAGGACGGTTCCGAAGTCGGGACCGCTCCGCAGAACGTCGCGCCGCCTCCGAAGGAGCCCGCCAACGAGCCCGCCCCCGACGAGATCGACCCCGAGTCGATCCCGCAGGGCGAGCCGACGCAGCCGAACGTCACCCATTTCCCCAAGGCGGGGACAATGAGGGCGTAAGGCAAAACTGGGCAGGAGTCCGCCACCCTTTCCGGGAAACGACGGGCTCCTGGCCCACAACACAAGCAAGGAGCGCGAAATGTCCTACATCGGAGACAACGCAATCGAAATGGAGCCCGTCGAAACCGACAACATCGGCTCCCTCGCGTCGCTCATTCTGGCGGAACTGCCCGAGTGCAACGACCTTATAGTCCGCCAGCAGCTCGCCTATGCGCTCCGCGAGTTCTGCCGCGAGACAGATGCCTGCGTCCTGTCCGCTCCGCTGAGGTTCAAGGGACACCCCCACCGCTGGGGCTATTCGGCGCCGATGCCCGCCGCCCCGCAGGGAATGATTCTCGGAACAGTCCTCGAGGTCAGGGCCTGTGGCATTTCGCACGGGTTCGAGACGCTCCGCGATCCCGACCTCATTTACGTTCGCGACTATCTCGGCGAACGGCATGCCGTGGCCCGCTACTCGGTCTACCCGAAGGCGGGCGGAGAGGTGTGCCCGACATGGTTCAAGGACCGCTACGCCGAGGCGATAGCCGCCGGGGCGATGTATCATCTTCTTTCGATGTCGGGCCGTCCGTGGTCCGACCCGCAGCGCGCGGCGGAGTACGGCGCGAAGTACACCAATGCCATCGCCGAGGCCGCATACCGGCGGGGATCGCCGGAGGACGGCGGCCCCGAGAGCGCGATCCCCTGCGGCGGACTTTTCATGTAAGGAGGCATTTATGACGACGCTTGCGATTACACCGAACTGGAAGAACAAGGGCGCGAAGTTCAGGGGGACGGTCGCGGCGGGCGAGCATGTCTCCGTAACGATCCAGAACGACAACGGCGAGGGCGGGGCATTCATCGTCGACGCGTCCACGCTTCGGCTTCGCGTCGTCGGAATGGACGGACGCACGCTCGCGATCTTCCCCGAGCCCGTCCCCGAGGGCGAGACGCCCGAGACGTGGGACTCCGACCTCTCTCCGCTTCGCTGCACCCTCAACCTCAACACGGTGCAGATGCTGAAGGCCGTCCCTCCCGCGACGAACATGCCGCTCCTGTGGGTGCTGGACGACTATGACAACAATACGCTCTACTTCAAGGAGCAGTTCGAGGTTACGCACTGGCCGCGCCTTCGTGGCGAGGAAGAGCCGACCGACCTTGACAACTACAAGGACATCATAGCAGATTTTAATACGCGGCTTGATGGTTACGACTCGCGCATAACCGCGGCGGAGAACGCGGCGCAGGCCGCAACGGAGAATGCAAGCGCGGCTAACGACACCGCCGATGAGGCGAAGACAATCGCAAATGAAGCGGTCGATGTCGCCCAGCAAGCAAAGGAAGCCGCCGAAACCTCGCAGGAGAGTGCCGCCGCTTCCGCTGCTGCCGCACAAAATGCTGCCAATGATGCCATTGCCGCCGCCGAGTCCATCAACAGCCCCGACGCAACGCTTAGCGAAGAGGGCGTCGCCGCCGATGCGAAGGCGACGGGCGAGGCAATTGCCGCTGAAGAGACGCGCGCCAAGGCGGCAGAAGCCACCGAGAAGGCCCGTGCGGAAGGAGTGGAGTCTGGTCTGGACACAAGGCTCACTGCGGCAGAGAAGGCGATAGACGACGAGGCCATCTTGCGCGCCGCCGCCGATGCCGACCTCGAGGCGAACAAGGCGGACAAGGCGACGACCTACACGAAGACCGAGGTGGACACGAAGATCGCGGGGGTGCAGACGTTCCAGAAGTACCTCGTGCAGACGCTGCCCGACCCCGACGAGGCGGACATGAAGGGGCTGTACCTCGTGCCGACGGGCGAGACGAGCGAGGAGGGCGACCTGTGCGAGGAATGGACGGTCGTGGAGGAGAACGGCGAGAAGCGCTGGGAGAAGATCGGCGGCACGACGGTGGACTTGGACGACTACTACACGAAGTCGGAGACTGACAATCTGCTGGGCAGGAAGCGCAGCTATGACGATTTAACTCTCACACGAGGTGCTGGCGGATTGATACCAGTGCGCGTCGGCATTGGCAGGCCATATGTGCGGGTAGTAGACAAAAACACGGGGGAAGAGACGGATTATGCATTGTTCTGGAATGATGAGTACGGATGTTGGCGGTGGCGGGGTTATAGTCCGCAATATCGCATAGAAATTACTCCAGTCAGTGGAGGTTATGTGGGTGAATATGAACTTTATGTAGCTCTTGGGTCGCTATCCATACCAGTACGCATCGTCTTGAACTACGACCGAGGTAGGGCGGTAGAGTACGATAGCAGGTACACGGTCTATGTAAAGATCTCCTATGATTACATTCTCACGACGCAGGACAAATTGAAGATCTCATCCCTGTCGTCGCCCAACGGCGAGACGATAGTAGAAGCAAAAGACGATGGGACGGCGACCATTACCGTGGGCGGGGACTATGAAGAGCCGGTCGTTGATTTCGCGGACGGCTTTTCGATCAGCTACGACGACGGCGAGATGGAGCAGACGTACACGGCCCCGTCTGGCGGCGAGACAATCACTTTTGTCGGCCCAGTTCCGTCGTCGAACCCAGACCCAGAGTCCACAGCCCCGCTCTACTACTACCCGTCGTCGCTTGGCGAGCTCGACTCGTTTGACCCGAACGACTACGACGATGTCTGGTGCCTCACAGACTTCGGTGGTAGTAGTTGGCACATGATGTATAACACAGGCCCGTACTATGATGTCGGCTCACTTGATTCGACGTCCCCCTCGCTGACGCTTGCTATGGGCGAGACGACTGGCGATGATCCAGTCATGTCCCGCGTGAGGGGGGACGCGACTACAGAGCCGTTAGCTACGGTAGGCATGGTGGAAGTAAAGCTCGACAAGGACGACGTAGTTACTCCGTCTACGTCCGCAACCTCGGGGCAGGCGGCAGACGCGAAGGCGACAGGAGAAGTGCTTGCGGCGAAGGCGAACAACACGAACGTGGTACACAAGACTGGTGACGAGGTTATCAACGGGAAAAAGTCGTTTGTTTCTGATGTGGAAATAGCGAATGGAAAGACGCTCACCCTGAACGATGATGAGCCGGGCACTGTCGGCGGAGTTAAGTTGGCGATTAACCGATCCTATATGCAATGGTTTGGGTCGTTGCCAGGTGTCGCAAGGAAAGTATATTTTCCGGCGTCCGCAGGCACTCTCGCTCTCGCCGCTCCGTCCGTCGCCTCCGCCAATAACCTCGCCGCGCTCGACGCGAACGGCAACCCGACGGACAGCGGAGTGAAGGCGTCGGACAAGCTCGACTCGACCTCCGCCGCCCCCGCGTTCTCGACCTCATCGACCTACGCGGTGGGCGATCATGTCACCTACAACGGCGCGCTCTATCGTTGCACGACTGCGGTGACTACGGCGGGCGCATGGACAGGCTCGACGAATTGGACGGCGGAGGACATGACTACGCCCGACGCGACGCTCGACGTGACCGCAACCGACAAGCTCCTGCGCCTCGTCGCGACGAACGGCGACATCCTCTGGGGGCAGGGGTACAACCTCTCGACGGAATCGAGCGCGACGGTGCTGACCGAGCAGGTGAGCGCGTTCACGTTCGCGGCGGACGCGTCGGCGGACCAGGCCATCGTGCTTCCGTCGGTGGCGGCGGGCAAGGTGGGCGACTTCATCCTCGACGTGACGAACCTCTCCGCGAACGACAGGTCGCTGACGCTGACGGGGCTGGACAGCGCGTTCTCGGTCGTCGTGAAGGCAGGGGACGACCTGTCGGAGACGCTGACGGTGGCGGCGGGCGAGATGGCGCGGTACTACTTCACGATGACGGCGTTCCGCGTGAACTCGCTTCCGACGTGGCAGGTGGCGAAGGAGGCGGTCGAGAACGGAGGGGCGCAGTCATGATGCTTGCGGCGAGAGGCGCGATACGGGCGAGCGGCGCGGGGCTTCCCTACGACGCGGAGGTGGAGTTCCTTGAATCCACGGGGACGCAGTGGATTGACACCGGGGTAAACGCAAAGCAGAGCTTAAAGATTAGAGCGGTATTTGAGACAAATTCCTCAACCTCATATTTCGCCTATGGTGTTCGCGCCGGAAACTCCACCATCTCTTGCGCTTCGGGGACTGGCACGACTGGGAACTTAGGCTTTGCGCGCTGGGGGACATCTGCCTATGCCAGCGCCGCCCCAAGTGGACTTGTTGACATCACCCAAGATTCAAGCGGTGTGATAGTAAACAGCACTTCACACTCATACGACGCCACGCAGACAGTGGTCGAGCAGAGCGGATACACTATGGTTGTATTCGCTGGGCGGAATAGTACCACGACAGTCACGGCGAACATGGTTGGCAAGTTCTACTCCTTCAAAATCTGGGACAACGGCGTCCTTCTCCGCGACTACATCCCAGTTCGCAAGGGCACTGTCGGCTACCTCTACGACCGCGTTTCGCGCAAGCTCTTCGGGAACGCGGGCTCGGGGGCATTCTCCTACGGTAGCGACGTGGTGCCTGTGGCGTACATCGAGAGCCACGGCACGGAGTATATCGACACGGGGATGAAGGGACGCGACGGCTACGACTTCGAGTATAAATTTAGACCGCAGAACCCGTTGCCGCTCGGCATCGGAGGCGAATATGAGAATAATCAAAGTTGCTATATTGGACTCGTCCGAAGCAACGGCAATTTAGCATATAACTATTCCAACCCAAACGTCATCGTCGAAGTGCAGTCGCTTACACTCGGCACGGATTACAACGTCAAGGCTCATCTATACTCGGGCGAGCAGTATTTCGAGGTCAACGGCGTTCGTGGCGGAGTGGGGAGCCGCACAGGGGTTTTTACCAGTAGTTATAATCTCTACCTTTTCGCAATCAATAACGCCAACCAACCTACGAGTCTCGGTGTGATGCGTCTGTACAATTTGACGGCGCACTTGAATACTATTCCAGCTCTCTCCTTCCGCCCAGTTCGCGTCGGCACGGAGGGCGCGATAATGGACGTGCTGACGAGGCGCATCTACCGCAATCAAGGCACAGGAGCGTTCGGCTACGGCAACGACCTCAAGTACCCCATTCCCGCATAAAGGAGAACCGACATGAAGCAGAACCGCAACTTCGCAAAGCCCGACGAGAACAGCCGCCCCATCTACGCGCCGACCGTTCTCCGTGTCGTCACGCACCACCACGACGAGGGCGTGGACCCCGAGACGGGCGAGCATTGGGAGCGCGACTGGGACACCTTCGAGACAAAGACGAACCCGACGGACGCGGACAGGGCGGCGATGGGCTACCTGCCTCTGTCCCCCGACTGGCCCGTAGACCCGCCCGAGGGGCAACACTTCGAGCGCACGGACAAGATCGAGCCGAACGGCGATGACGGCTACAAGTGGGTCTACACTCTCGTGGACAACCCGCCGCCCCCTCCGCGCAGGTGGTCGCGCCTCTCCGTCAAGTGCGCCCTTGCCGACGCGCACCTCCTCCCCGCCGCGCAGTCGTACCTCACCGAACTGCTCGTCAAGCCCGACTACCCCGCGTGGGCGGCGCTCTCGGACTGCGACTACATCGAGGAGGGCTTCGGCGGAGCGGAGGCGTGGAACGCGCTCTTGGACGGCGCGGCGAACGCGCTCGGCAAGACCCGCGCTGAAATCGACGCGTTCCTCGACGCGATACCGACGGAGGGCTGACACCGTGCTTTATTCAATTCTCGAAATCTATGCTGTTGGTTTTGTTGTGGCGCTCGTCATGGGCACAACCGCCACATACAAGAGTCCTGTGAAATACCGCATCCTCGACGCGATTCTCGGCGTAATCACTTTTGCCGCGTTTTGGTTTTTTACAATTCCATTATGCACCATAGATTTACCGGACGGAAGAAACGCGACGCAGAACGGAGGCGCTCCATGCTGATAAACCTCAGAAACGCGCTGATGGCGGGGAAGCGGCTTCCGTATGACACGGAGGTGGAGTATCTGGAATCCACGGGGACGCAGTACATCGACACGGGCATCGTCTCGTCTGGCTTCGGCATCCGCGCCGACGTGGTTTGTGCGCAGACGCAAAGTGGCGGTGAGATGGCTATTGTCGGCAGATCTCGCGGAGATGGGTTTGAGCTATACAGCAACTACGCCGCTGGGAAATTTGGGTTGTGGAATAGATCGGGGAATTACATCGAACTAACACGACAGCTTGTGCTCTCCCGAGTTTACAGCATTTCTGCGGAAATCACGACGACGCCAACAATGACCTTGAGCATCGACGGAAATGTGACTACAAAGAGCATCACATCCGCGACGATAGCCGATGGCAATATACTGGTATTCAAGCATACAAGCTATTATTTCAAGGGTTGCATCTACTCGTGCAAAATCTATGTCAACGGCACCCTCGTTCGCGACTACATCCCCGTGCGCGTGGGGAGCGGCGCGTCCGCCGTGGGCTACCTCTACGACCGCGTATCCAAGCGGCTGTTCGGCAACGCGGGTAGCGGCGCGTTCGTCCTCGGCCCCGACAAGGCCGTGCCGATACTCTCGCTCCACCGCTACGCCTCGCCGTCGAACGGCGTCGCCATCGGCAAGATGGGATGCACCGACCTGTTCCACCGCATCACCGCAAAGGACTACGTGCAGAGCGGGCTTGTCGCGATGTGGGACGGCATCGAGAACGCGGGATGGGGTGTGCATGACGCGAGCGCGACGACGTGGAAAGACATCGTTGGAGAAAACGATGCAACCCTTCAGTCGGCACTTTCAGAGAGCAGATATTGGGGGAATAACTATTTTTATAATGCGCTGGAGTCTGCCATGTTTATCGGCACGCCGACCTCTGCGCTAAAAAACACATTTACGACAGGCGACTTCACAATTCAGGGTATTTTCATTCCAGAGATACAGCCGACGAGCGGAAACTTCTGTGTTTTCCAATGTTCTCCTTCTGGAACGACGACGGACGGGTGCATATTTTCCGTGACAAATAGCTTGTCTTGCGGCTCGGCAAACATGATGACATGGGCTAGTACGCGTGCTGTCATAAATTTTCCATCTAACATACGATCATGGGACCAGATACTTGGAACTGTATTCAACCCGACGTTTATCTTTGATTCTGTAAACGGAACTCAGGAAATGAAATTGTGGGAAATGTCTGGCACAATAACAACGACCGCCGCGATTCCCACCGCGTCCGACTTGACATCTTTTGCGATTGGTTGCTACAACTGGAGCGCGGGAAGAAACCGAAATGTAAGAGGAAAGCTGTACAATCTTCGTATATATTCCCGCAAACTCACCGCCGACGAAATCGCGCGCAACTACCGCGTAGACAAGGCGCGGTTCAACCTGCCGTAAAAGAAAGGACTTACTAACAATGCCGCAGAACAACGCCATAGCGCAGCAGGAACTCTCGAAGGTCTACGACCGCATCAACTCCGTCGAGAGCAAGGTTGACGAAACCAACGGCTACCTGCGCGGAGTCGTCGAGTCGAACGTCAACCTCATAGACCTTTTGAAGCGGCGCGACACGACCACCAACCGCATTATCGCCGCGCTGGTGCTCCTGCTCCTGTTCGCTATTGGCGTCATCGCATACGGCGCGATAGGCGAGCGCGGGCTCAAGACCGTCCGCGACACCCTGCCGAGCGTGCCGATGCAGACGGACGCGCTCCCCGCGCACAACGACTTCGACAAGTGGAGCCAAAGCACAGCGCAGAAGCCCCACAAGAAGTAACCCGAAAGTTAACACCAACACAAAGGAGAAAAACAATGATGAACTGGTTAGTTAAATGGGGCGTCAAGAAGTGGCTTCTCGACGTCGTGAACAAGGCGCTCGCCGCCTACAACGTCAACATCGACCGCGCCCGCGCAATCGTCGCCGCCGCAGTCGCCAAGATCGAGGCCGTAGTCGCTTCCTCAAGTCGCTCGACGCGAAGCTCGCTGACGGCAAGCTCGACGAGGCAGAGGCCGACGCCCTCGTGGAAGAGGCGACGAAGCTCGCGAAGGAGCTGACGGCGTAGGCATCAATAAACCAAACTATCAAGGAGAAAACCAGCCATGAAGCTAAAGAACATCATCAAGTCGGCGGTCAAGGCGAAGGTCGCTACCGCAAAGGCAAAGGTCGCCGCCAAGCTCGCGTCAAAGTGCAAGGGCGGCAAGTGCTCTCCGTGCAAAGGCGGGAAATGCTCGCTGGGCGCAATCGCCCTCGCGTTCGTCGTAGCGGCAACCCTCTGCGGGTGCGGCACTGTCACGCCAAGCCGTTCGCAGACCCTCACGATCAAGGACTGCACCATCAACATCTACGGCTCGGGCAACGGCACGACAAACGACGTTGCTCGTGTGGACATCGCTTCCCAGGCCATGAGCATCGAGAACAGCGGCACCGAGACGCAGACCGCGACACCGCAGTACACGACGGACGTGAAGCCGGATGTCGACCTCAACTACAACGGCCCGACGAAGACCGCCTCCGACGGCGTGAGCGAGATCATCGACACAGTGTCGGACATCGTGTCGGGCGACGACTGCGAGGACTGCAAGGTGAAGTAAGGGGGATTGCGGGAAAAACAATGAATCCGTTTAGGCCCGTGGGATAGCAGCGACACCCATTCATTGACGCGAGACGCCCGAACCCTGGAGGAGGGGTGAGCCGCGGGGTTAACGCGGCGAGCGCGGAGAGGCCAAAACAGGGCGATTGAACAAGGAGCGATCAAACCCCTTCCGCGAGAGGGGACAACTCAAACAGGCTCTCCCCTCTCGCGGAGGGAGGGCGAAAAAAGGAAATCAAAATGGCAAATGACCAGAACAACACGACAGGCCAGAACGGTGCCACAGGCGACTGGGGCAGCGGCATGGCGAGAACGGCCATGCGCGGGATGTCCATGCAGAACGGCATGAACGACGACTCCAGGCAGAACGGCGAGAGCGTCCGCGAAAAGCTGGAGTACCGCGCCAAGATGAAGAAGTACAAGGAGAAGCGCGACAAGGCCGTGGAAACCTTCAAGACCATCACGGGCGAAACCGTCGAGACGCGCGAGGGCGCCGTCAAGGCGCTTGCCTGGATCATGAAGAATAAGTCCTACACACAGGCCGCCGAGGCGATCATGGCCGCGAGCGACTTCTGCTGGGCGTGCAACGAGGAGGATGCCGCGAAGGACGTCAAGGAGGAGGTTTCGACCCTCTCCGGCCTCATGCGCGGCTGAGACGATTTCCGTCCGCACGGTGCGGGCGGGATAAACCAACAACAAATCCAATAGGAGAATACCAACATGGATGAAACAACCAAGACTGAGGGATCGACCACGATCAACCAGTATCCCAACAACAACGGCTGGGGCGGCCCGTGGGGCGGCGGCTGGGGCGGCTACGGCTATCCCGTGGCGGTTCCCGCATACGGCTACGGCAACGGCTTCGGCGGCGGCTTCGGCGACCTGATGCGCGGCTTCGGCGGCAACATCAACATCGGAGGCGGACGCGGCCTTGCGGCCACCGGAACGGCTCTCGGCGCAACCGCGCTCGGACTTGTCGGTCTCGGACTCCTCGGACGCAACGGCGGCATCTTCGGCAACGACCACCACTGCCACGACGATTTCGTCACGCAGCGCGAACTCTCGCTCGTCCGCGAGAATGGCGCGCTCCAGGGCGAGAACGGCCAGCTCAAGGCGCAGATCTACACTGACAACAAGATCGACGGCGTTGTGAAGACCCTCGTCGAGTGGCGTCAGCGCCAGGAGCTCATCGACACGCAGACCGCCGCGGACGTCGCGACGCTCAAGGCGCAGAACGCGGCTCTCCAGGCGCAGCTCGGCTCGATGCTCGGCACCTACATCACGCCGCAGACCTTCGCGCCGTCGCAGGCCGTTTACTCGCAGCTCCAGGCCGCGAAGACCGCCACGGCTTCCGGCTCGTAAGCGGGTCTTGAACATCGTCGGGGGGCAACCCTCGGGCTTCCCCCCGACGTGTTTCAAAACTCAACCGAAAGGAAAGACAAATGACGAAGACGGCGATAGTAAAGGGCGTGGCGAGGTGGTACGGCAAGAACGTCGTGCCGAAGATACCCTCGTTCTCCCTCACGAAGGCGGGGCACATGACCGCCGTGATAATGGCGGAGCAGAATCCGTCCGTGGCGGAGGCGTTTTTGATGAACGTCGTGCCGCCGGGAGTGGGCGCGATGCTCCAGACGATTGCCGCCGCCGCGAAGGACGACGCCGTGTTCGACCTCGCGGTGAAGTCCCTCCGCGACGCCGTGGCGAAGGAGCCCGTCTCCTTTCCGACGCCCGGCAAGCCGCCGCACATGGACGGCACGTTCGACATGCTCAACATCCGCCCGACCGACATAGAGCTCGTCGCGGGCGAGATACGCACGGCGCAGCAGGAGCTCGACAACGCGGCGGCACTCGCGAAGGCGAACGCGCCGCAGGAAGGGGCCGCGAAGTGACAGTAGAGACTATCAGAAACCGCGCGAGGCAGATCCTCGAGGATACCGTCGAGCCCTACCGCTGGGAGGATGCCCAGCTGCGCGACCACTTGCAGACCGCGGTGCGCCGGCTGAACCGCCGCGTCCCCTCGACGCGCTACCTCGAAGGCGTCGTGCAGGACTACATCTCGCTGCCCGAGGGGGACGACGCGGACATTCCGATCGACAATTGCTACGCCGGCGCCCTCGCGCTCTACGTGGCGTACCTTGCATACTTCAACGACGCGACGGACACGGTGAACAACGAGCGGGCGGCGTCCTGCCTCGCCCGTGCCGAAGCGCTGATGATCTAACCTTCAACATACAACGCACAATGGCGACAGTAAAGATAGACACCTTCGGCGGCATCGCGCCGCGCCAGCACCCGACGCAGCTCGCGGACGGCATGGCGGTCACGGCGCACAACTGCCGCCTCAAGACCGGAAAGCTCGTCCCCCTGCGCGAGCCGCAGCTCGTCGAGGGTCCGAACATCCTCATGGAGAACGGACTCGCCGACATCGCGGACGCGCAGTCGATGCACGTCTGGCGCAGGGCGAATGGCGCGTTCGACTTCCTTTTGTACAAGGGCGTGACGTGGAGCGCGCCCGGCAACATCGCCGCCGACGACCTCACGCGCATCGTCATATCGGGGGACCGCGACGGAGACGGCACGGTGGACGCGCCCGTAGTCTACATGCGCGACCCCGTGGCGGGCAAGACGATCTACCCGATAGTGAAGGACCCAATCGGCTATCCCGTCGTGAGCCGCGTCGCGGGGCCGATAGACCCGTCCGAGGCGAACATCCGCTACACCCGCTTCTTCTACACGTGGGTTGACAAGTACCACATGGAGTCGCCCGTGTCGCTCCCGAGCCGCAACGCGGGGACGCCGCCTGTGGACGACGACCTCCAGTATCTCGACGGCGACAGCATCCAGTTCGCGGCGATCTCCGACATCCCCGAGCTTGCCGTCTCCATCCGCGTCTACAAGGTTGTCACCGGGACGCAGGAGGGGCGCATCCAGTTCGTCGCCGAACGCGACAAGGACGCAGCGGCTGCTTCGGGCGGCTTCTCTGTCACTGTCAAGGACGAGGACGCGGGAGAGATTATGCCCGAGATCGAGGCGCCGCCCGCAGACCTCTCCTGCATCCACGACGTCCCCGGCGCGTTCTACTGCGGCTTCTCGCCATCCATGCCGAAGACCGTGTGCTTCTCCGACATCGACCTCCTCTACTCGTGGCCGGTCGCGTACCGCTACGACGTGGCGGACAACCTCGTTGCGCTCGCGGTGACGAGCAACAGCGTCTTCGCGCTCACGGAGGGGTGGCCCTACGTCCTGTCGGGGACGGCGCCCGAGTCAATGTCCGTCGCGAAACTCGCGGGTCCCGCCGCGTGCGTCTCGCCGCGCGGGGTGTGCGTCTACCGCAACGCCGTGTACTTTGTCTCCAACCAGGGACTGATGGTGATAGCGAACTCGGCGGACGCGGGGACGGTGTGCCAGAACCTCACCGACAAGATCTTCACCAAGGACCAGTGGCTTGCGCTGAATCCGTCTTCGTGCGTCATGGGGCAGCACGACGGCGCGCTGTTCCTGTACTTCACCCTTGCGGACGGCACGCACAAGGGGCTGACGATAGACCTCATGGACGACATGAAGATAGCGGTCACGACGCACGACGAGGCGGCGACCTGCCTCTGCGTGGACGTGAAGGAGGACAAGATGTACTTCGTGAGGGAGGGGGTGTAGCATGGCGACACTTTATGATCTTGTAAAAATTCCGTATAGTGGGTCGTATAGTGGATTCCCGATAAAGTCGGGTGTGTTCATTAAAAAGGCGAACGATCCTGCGAGTACTTATGGATACATTAGCCAAGGCATATCCCAAGCAGGAACTACGACCTACAACGGAAACTACGCTTGCGCGATTGGCGTGTATAAATCCGAATGGATAAACAGTACCAGCAGAATATGGCGCACTGCCGTCGGAGGCGAGGTGCGATCTCTGAAGTATAATGGCCATGAGAGTGGCACCACGCTTCCCGACTGCGAGGTAACGCTTCTCGCAAATGCGGGCGCCGACTACACAAAAGCATGTCGCGTTGCATTGAACGGAGTACAGAAAACCGCAGCTGTCGCGTCGATCACGTTGACCTTTTACGAGGGCGTGCCGCAGTTTGTCGGCGATACCGTGACCCTGACTGCGCCGCAGACATACACCACCAACAACAAGACTTATGTTTTTGCCGGATGGCTTGACGATGACGGCGGCACCGTGGATGGGCGGAAGATTACATTTGACGCCGACGCCTCGGATAATACCGCCTTCGTTGACTACAGGTCGCAGTTCACTGTCAACTTCAACGCCAACGGCGGCACCGGCGCTATGGCGAACCAGTCGTTCGTCTACGGCGTGGAACAGGATCTGACGCGCAACGCATTTACCGCGCCGAGCTTCTACGCATTCGATGGGTGGAACACCGCTGCCGACGGTTCGGGCGATGCCTACGAGGATGAGGCCGACGGCTCCGAGATTACCAGCACTCCTGGCGGTTCTGTCACTCTTTACGCCCAGTGGCGCTTCGTCGGCTTCAACCTCACGGCGACCAAGACCACGGGCGCGGGAACGCTGACGCTCCAGAAGGACGGCACGACCGTTGCGACCGAATCGAGCGGCACGCTAACCTATATGGGCGCTGCGGACGGCGCGGTATATCGCCTCGTATGCACAATGGCGGACGGCTATGCGCTCCCGCCGATGGCAGTCTCGCCAACCGAGGGCGCGTCTCTCTCGCTCGTCTTCGCCAATCCGCTCTACTTCGTCTCGCTTCCCGCCGAGGATGCAAGCGGCAACTCCTTCTCCGTCACCTCCCCCGCCGAACCCGACGGCACGGTGGACGGCAAGGATGCATACGCGGCGGGGCGCAACATAGTAGTCACGGCAGAACTTGGCGACGAGCAGATGCTGACTGCCGCGTATCTCGACGACGAGAACCACGTCAACTACGCGACCTACACAGGCGAGAGCATCGCTGGCGGCGCGTTCACGATTACGGGCATCGACAGGAGCTGCTATGTCCGCGGCGCGTTCGCCGCGCGGCAGTACAGCGTCACGTGCGCTGCGGACACGGCTTCGGCAAGTGCGCTCACGGTCGCAGTCTCGGCATCCTCCGTCGTGAAGAATACGCAGGTGACTTTCACGGCGACGCCGGCCACGGGCTACTCCTTCGAGGGGTGGTATCTCGACGGCGAGAAAATAGCGGACGCGGGGGCGACATACGCCCGCACGATCACAGAGGAGACGCACCTTGTCGCAAAGGCCAAGGTCGCGGTCACGCTATCGCTCGCCGTGGCGGACACTGGAACAATCACGGTCAACGGCGAGTCGTACACGCCCGGCACGCCGTTCGACGTCACGCTCGGCGAGACTTTTGACTACGCGATAGAGCCCGTCGAGGGGCTTCGCTACCGCGGCTGGTACACTTCGGACTACCCGACGAGCAAGGTGCGCTACCCAGTGTCGCAGCGCGGCACATGGCCCGCGCCGACCGCCTCGTTCACCGCCGTGGGCGTGATTCTCGAGCAGGCGCCGGTTGATCCTGGCACGCCGCTCGCCGTCGAGATTGCATTTGCCGACGGCTCGGATTCCACGATGGGCGAGCTTTCCATAGACGGTGGATCCGAACTTTCGATTGTGAAGCCATATACGGAAGACGAGGATACGGGCGAGCCGACGACCTATATCACCCTCAATGCCGTCGCCAAGAACGGCTATGTCTTTCTCGGCTGGTACGAGAACGCAGCGGGGCAGGGCGATGCGGTGAAGACGCCCGAATACATATTTCCGCTCACGGAGGACGTGACGCTCTACGCGCGATTCGCGCAGAACGACCACTCCATCTGCGAGTGGGAGGGCTCGAAGACTCCGAAGGCGCTCGTCTGGCGGTCCAAGACCTACGCCGCGTCCAAGCCGTTCAACCCGTCCTCGTGCCGCGTGGACGGACTCGGCTACCCGCCGTCCAAGCTCGTCGAGCTGATGGTGGACATGTTCTCCGCACCCGACGTCGACGCGAAGCCGACGGCATCCACGACGCTGACGAACATTGCGGACCAGGACGCGAGGCGGCTCCCCGTGCGGCGCATGGAGCGATACATGCAGGTGCAGATCAAGGCGAACGTCGAGATCGACACGCTTTTGGTGGGAACCTCAATGGAGGGAATCGCGCTATGAAGATAACAACAAAACCCTTGCCGCACAAGGTAGGCGTTGCGGACATCGCGAATCCAGAGCTAAAGAAGATCGCGATGCTGTTCATGGAAAATTTCAAGTCGCTCGACGCGCGTCTCTCCGCCGTCGAAAAAGCGGTAAACGATGATCAAAAGAAGGGAGGGTAACACTATGGCAGGCATTGGTGAAACCAGATTTGTAGACGGATGGTATTCCGGCAACGATCTTATAGGCTGGCACAAACTTCGCGACCTATCGCAGGAGGAAGCAAGTGGCGGTGGCGGCATAGGCACGAACTGGCAGCGCGACATGGCGTCGGGCGAAGCTCGCATAAACAACGCGATAAGCACGGCGCAGCAGGGCATTGGCGTAGCTGGCGCCGGAGCTGGTGCCATGCGCGGCGACGCGGCGTCCATGCGCGGACAGGCGGCTCTCGTCAATTCGCAGGGCAACGCCGTCAATCGCGACGCGGACGCGCTTGCCGCGCTCGTCCCGAAGCTCGACCCCTACGCGCAGAAGCTCGGCGGCTACGGCGACGACCTCGCTGCGCTCGGGAAGTCGCTCTCGGAGCAGGCGAAGGACGTCTTCGGGCAGGGCGGCGCGCTCGTCAACCTCGACCCGACGAAGGGCGGGCTCTCCGCCGAGTTCATCAAGCAGTACGGATACCTCTCGCCCGACCGATACGTCTCTCGCGCCACGAGCGACGTGCAGTCCTCGTTCGAGAACGCCGAGCAGCAGATAGGGCGGCAGAACGCGCGGCGCGGTGTCTCCGCCGGATCCGGCGCGGGGATGGCCCTCCGCCAGCAGCTCGACCGCGCCCTCGCGGTTGCTCGCGCCGCGGCCAAGACGAACGCACGACAGCAGGGCATCGACGAGCAGACGAAGATGCTCTCCACCATGACGGATGCGGCGAACACCCTCTACAACATGGGCAAGGACACGCAGAGCGCGGCGCTACAGGCTACGGGCGCGGCCGGCGACATGCAGAAGGGCGCGGCGGGCGTCGTGCAGGCGCAGGGCGGGCTCCTCGGAGACGCGGGCAAGCTCCGCGCGACGGCCGGACAGCTCTTCGGCAGCGCGGCGGACATCTTCGGCGGCGCGGCCAAGATCGAAGGCGGGGCTGCGGAACTCGAACTGTCCGCGCTCAAGAATCTACAAACGGCCTACAGCTCCGCGGCAGACTACTACCTCAACGTCGGGCGGCAGGGCATCAGTGGAAGCGGCGGCGGCGGCACAATCGTGCAGACCGTCCCTGGCGTCAAGACAGACCTCGACGGCAATATCGTCCCGTTCTAATCGCAAAAGGAGAAAAAGACTATGGCAAGGAATTATGACTACGGCGGCATGACCGCGATTCAGGCACAGGCCCTCAAGGATCAGCGCGAGCGCGATGCCCGCGCTGCGGTGGCGAGCGGCAACGTGGACGAGAACTCCGCGCTCTACCGCCACGCGAAGCTCAACGGCTGGGACCTCGGCGGCAAGGACGAGCTGCACGGCCCCGCGAGGGCCAATGCCGTCGCCCGCGATGCGGCGGCCACGGACCTCGTGGAGCAGAGGGCGGCTGGTGCGCCGCGCTCCCCGATCTCGACGTTCGCCGCCGACGGCGAAGGGAACTTCTCGTTCTACAACGAAGACAATGCGCTTCGCGCGGGCTTCGACGGCATTATGGCGAACGCCAATGCGCAGAAGGCCGACCGTGCACGCCGCGGCAGGGCGACCCTCGGCTCGATGGTAGGGCACGCAATGGACAACGGCGGGATGGTCCCGCGCGAACTCGGCGCGGCATACGGGCAGGAGCTCGGGACTAACGGCCCCGCGTTCGGCACACTCGCGAAGGACGGCACCTTCATGTCGCTCGGCATCGGGCAGGACGGGAACCTCCAGCCGACGGGCCTCGTCAGGCCGTTCGACGTGATGAAGTCGATGGTGCAGTCGGGCGACTGGAAAAACGCACAGAAGTACGCGAAGAAGTACCTCGACGGCAAGTACACGCCCGAGCAGATCGCGGGAGCGACCGGCTTCTCCCCGCAGTGGGCGCGCGGCGCGGCAACAAATGAGCTCTCGGCCGCGGACAAGAGGTTCCAGCTCGAGGCGCTGAAGGTGCTTCAGGAGATGGACAAGGCGAACAAGACGCCCGTGACCGCCGAGGACTTCTACCGCAACAACCCGAAGCTCATCACGATGCTCGGCACCGACTACCAGCGTGACGAAAACGGCCAACTGGTGATGGACGAGATGACTGGCAAGCCAATCGAGATCACGCTCCCGCCCGAGGAGATCTCGAAGCGCGCGGTCGCGTTCTTCGACGGACTGCGCCAGTCCGAGGCGAATGGAGGTGGCACCGGCATGAACGAGATCCAGCGCGCCATCGTGGACGGCATCCGCGCCCTCACGGCCCCGCCTGAACAGCAGCAGACCGCCAATATCCCGCAGACGGGCTTTTACTACCGCAGGGAGACGCCCAACGGCCCGGAGATGGTTGCCACGAGCGGCTATGTCGTGGGCGGCAAGGCATACGACCGCTACGGCAATGTCATGCAAGGCGTGACGCCGCTCGACTACCAGGGCAACCCGATTGGCGGCGCCGCGCAACCGACGCAACAGCCGCGCAATGACGCAAGCCCACTGCCGCCCGTCGGCGCAATGAATGGCGCAACGCCTGGCGCAACCGCCACGCAACCGCAGGGCGGCACGCAATACACGCCCGAGCAGATCGCCGCGCTGAGAGCCGAGAAGGCCAGGCGCGATGCCGAGAAGGCCGCGGCCGCGAACGAGGCCGAGCGCCAGCGTCGCGCCAGGAACGGGCAGAGGCTTTCCGGGACGAACTACGACGTGTCGCTCACAGAGGGCAGCCCCGAATGGCACATCGACAGGATCCAGAATGACAAGTCCCTTTCGGAGAAGTCGAAGAAGGAGCGCATAGCATACTGGAGACGCCGCCAGGACGAAGCCAGGCAGAAGGCGGCCGAAGACCTCGGCGTGAATGCTGACAACGACTTGGCTATGCTCGAGGCCGAGCTCAACGGCCCAGACGACACGGTGATGGTCGCGGCAAGGTAAACACACGGGAGGTTCCGCATGGAATACGACTTCAGCAGCATGTCCGACGAGGAACTCGATAAGGCCCTCGCATCGGCCCAGACACCAGCCCCCGCCGCGCCGCAGGGCAGCTTTGACGTTTCCGCGATGAGCGACGAAGAGCTCAACGCGGCGCTCGCATCCGCTGGCGGCGAGGCTCCGCGCATGACGCGCGAGGAGCGCATTGCGCAGAATCAGCGCGCAATCGAGCGTGCACAACAGCCGGGCGATGGTGAAGACGGCTTTGACTTGGCTGTCCTCGAGGGCGTGAAGGGCGCGGCGCGTGCGGTCAAGGACATTGGCGGCGGCATCGTCGGCATGGTGTCCGGCGCGGCGCGTCTCGCGGGGACGCCCGTCCGCCTCGCCACGGGGTGGGAGGGGCTTCACCGCCTCGCCGACACCATCGACTCGTCTTACGAGAACTTCGGCCGCGATGCGCTGATGAGTGAATACGGCGAGAACCCCGATGGCTGGGGCTATGCGCTCGGTCGTGCGGGCGAGAAGGTCGCTGGCGTCGCAGGGTCGCTCGCGGCTCTCGGCGGAGTTGGCAAGGCCGTGGGCGCGGCGGGGACCGCGCTCAAGGCGGCAGGGCACGCGAAGACTGCCGCCGCGGTTGCCAACACGCTTCCTCTGATGTTCGGCAACGATGCCGCCGTCCGCGCCTACGACACGGCGAGGGCGAACGGTCGCAGCAAGACCGAGGCGGCTTCGCTTGCGGGGCTGAACGGCGCGATCCACTTCCTCGGCTTCAAGGCGTTCGAGAACAAGGCGCTCAACAAGATGCTCGGAATGCCTGCTGAAATGGAGGGGCTTATGCCGAAGTGGGCTGGCGAGGCGGCGGAGGCGGGAGGTCAGTCATTCTCGTCGCTTGCGCGTGGCGTCAGGAACGGCATGATAAAGTACACTCTCGCCGAGCGCGGCAAGGGCGCTCTCCGCGCGGGCGGCATAATGGGCTTGCAGAACTTCCTTTCCGATCCCGTGATGCAGGTCGCCGAGGGGAAGGCAATCGACGACATCGACTTCTCGCGGATGCTCAAGGCCGGCGCTGAGGGCGTTGGCGAGGGTGCGCTCATGGAAGGTGCTCTCGGCGCGGCGGCGGTCTTGAAGTCCCCGTCCGAGGCGAGGAAGTTCATCGCCGACAAGATATTCCGTGGCAAAGGCTACAAGGTCGTCGGCCCCGACGGGAAGCCGCACGACGAGCCGGGGCTCCTCAATACCTCCGAGGGTCGCATGATGCTGATGAAGCAGAACCCCGCTGCCACGGAACGCATCCTTGACATCGTGGAGCATGGCGGCACGCCGCGCCCTGCGGAACTCGACGCGGCATTCCTCCCTCCCGACATGACGGCGGAGGAACTCAAGAAGTTCGCGTCCGACTGGCGCAAGGACTTGCAGCCCTACGTGGACGAGGCGTGGAGCGCAGATCAGCCGACGCGTCCAGCTCCGCCGGCCGAGACGGCAGAGGCGCCGCATCGCGAGTTCCTCTCGGCCGAAGAGGCGGCGGAACAGCGCGGAGACGCGCAGGCCGCGATTGGACAACCCCCAAAGCAGGAGACACCAGATGAGACAGGGAATGGAGCCGCTGAAGCACCAGCGCAACCCGAACAAGCAGAAGTGGTCGCCCCGCCAGCAGGAGCGGAAGCACGACCTGTGGAAAGCGCAGAAGCGCCAGCAGAAGCGGCAGATGCGCGAGTGGTAGAACCACCCGCGCAGCCCGTGGAGACGGCGCAGAAGCCCGCAGAGGCCGCCGCAGGGCCGAAGGTGGGCGAGGACACCCCTAAACCCGCCGAGGGCGCAGAGGCCGCCTCTCGCGCGTCTGACGCGACAGGGCAAAACCAGGCAATCGAGCCCGTTGCAGAAAAGGGGGCAGAAGCTGAGGCGAAGCCAGGCGCAATGTCGCCCACGCAGAAGCGCAACCGTCTTGCGAAGGTGCAGGGCATACTTGGCCGCATCGACCTCGGCAAGCCAATCGACACGAAGGCGCTCCGCTACGGGCAGAACAACCCCAACGGACTGAAGCTCGGCGACCTCAAGATGCTCGACGACCCCGCCAACGAGGGGTGGCAGTACGAGCTGGGGCTCCCGAAGGAGCGCGCCGACGAGCTGCGCAATGCCGTAAGGACAGCCTACGAGGAGCAGCGCGCCGCATCGCCCAACCGCAAGGACAAGGCGAACGAGTCCGGGCAGGATACCTACTCCGTCTCGGCGTCGAAGGCGCTGGAACGCCTCGCGGCCAAGCCAAATGACCTGTATCAGCTGGCTCTTGCGCACAATCAGGTTTCGGCGGCGGCCGAAGCCGCAAGTCGCCAGGGCGATGAGCAAGGTGCGAGGTTTTGGGGAGAAAGGCTTTCTGCACTCAATAAGGACATTGGCAAACTTCAGCCAGAACGCCTTGCTGAGTTTCAGAAACAACAACAGAACATCCAGAAAAAACTCTCCCCGATGGAGAGGAAAAACAGGCAGTCGCGTTCAACCCAGGAAGGCAAGGAGATGGATGTGCCTGTCGACGGAGAGGATGTGACCACTGACACAGACCAGGAAGCCGAGCTTGATTTAGACCACACTCGTCATGTCACTGATAACAATAAGTCTTCCGAATACGATGTATCGGTAGACGAGTCGATCTTTGACAACAGGACGGAAGAACAGAAGTTGAAACAGGCGGAACAGCGGAAGAAGGCGAAAGAGAGTAGGCAGCAAGAAGTCCGCGACATGAAGGATGCAAAAGCCAAGGACAATGCCGTCGGCAACCGCCGCATTCAGCTCGAGACCAAGGGGGGAAAGACGAATGTCGTGTGGCGCAACGAAATGGGCGAGGTCGTGAAGCGTGCGCCGCTCGATGCGTTGCGCACCATTGCGAAGGCCAGTCCAGAAGCCAAGGCTCTCATCGACAAGCTTGAAAGTGGCGAGGAACTGCGGTTCTCCAAGGGCGAGGCCGAATCCTCCGCCGAGCGCGACCTTCGCTACGCCACGGACGAGAACTACCAGAAATGGCTCAAGGACCGCAAGGCGAACGACGCGGAGCCATTGCGCAAACGCTACGAGCAGGAGCAGGCGAAGGCGGCGAAGTCCATCGCCAGGAACACGCTCCCCGGCGTGGACGTCGAGGTCGTAGACCGCGACTTCAATTCCGAAACCGATGGCGGAAACCGCCAACTCCGCGACGGCGAGGGCCGCGTCGTCGGCACATTCGACCGCTCCACGAACAAGGTCACGCTCTACCGCGGCGCAACCGCCGCGACGCTCGTCCACGAACTCGGAGGACACGCCACGCTGCGCTTTGCCGAGCAGGAGGCCGAGCGCGGCAACCGCCAGCTCCTCGACCGCATAAACCGCGCAATCGACGAGGCTCCCCAGGCGCTCAAGGACGAGATCCGCAGCCGCTATCCCGAGGTGAACGAAACCGCCATCCGCGACGAGATATGGGCTGCCCTGCGCGAGCGCAACTCCCCCGCGATGGAGAAGGCGATCAAGACGCTCCAGGGCAGGGCGTGGTACAACCGCGCATGGGCCGCGTTCCGCGATGCGTGGAAGGGGCTTCTCGCCCGCATGGGCTTCAACCGCGCCGACCTCTCGCAGATTGACAAGATGTCGAACGACGAGTTCCTCTCGCACCTCGACCGCATCATGTCCGACGGCAAGACAATCGGACGGCTGGAGGCGACAGGCGAAGGCGATTCCCGCGCAATGCTTCTACCTGGAACAATGCAGAAGATCCGCGGCGCAATCAACAAGTACAAGTCGGCGGGGGTGGAGTTCTCGCCGTTTACCGAGTCCATTGTCACGATGCTTGAACGCGGCGGGAAGAAGACAATACAACTCCCGGGCTTCCAGGAAACGCCGCTCCTCATCAAGAGCCCGGAGACCGCTGGGGGCGTGTCGAAAAGGCTGGGGCTCGACCATTCGGCGTTCCTGCACAACTGGGAGTCCGGCGGCGCATATTCCGGGTACTACACCTGGCCGGAGTTCGACCGTGCATTCCGCCCGTACAACCTGAAGAACATCCAGAAACTTCCCAACAAGCACGACGGACAGGAACTTTGGCAGTGGACCGTCAAATATCCGAAGACAGATGCGCACGGGGCTTATGAGCTTACATGGCGAATCGCCCGCAACGAAGACACCGGCGAGATGGTGAACCTGTTCACGACAAGGGATCAGACAGATTATCCGCCACAACAAATGAAAACACCCGAAGGAGCGCATTTCGACAAATCACGTGTTGAAAACGTGGCCGACGCATCCAGTTCGGGTGATTCGGCGCATAATATACCAAATCCCCCCGCCGAAAATCAAGGGGGCGTCCGCGAGTCCCGCGCGCCGAAGCCGGCTGGCTACAAGATTATGGACGACGTGCAGAGCAAGGGCGAGAAGCTGCGTGAAGGCGCGCAGGATTCCGACATATCCATCAAGACATTGCAGGACGATGTCGGTGGTGTCGTTGACAAGCAGAACGCGAGCGGCCATACCGACGCAAAGACAACGTTCAATCCCGACGGCACGGTAAAGGAGCTCGGTTCGTCCAATGTGTACGCGGCAAAGATGCGCGCCAACGGCCACATACAGGCCGGCATGAAAGAAATCGAAACGTCCGGCGCGAAGATAGACAAGACCCTTGCCGACAATGGGATTACGCCAGAGCAGTTCGACAAGTTCCTCTACGCAAGCCATGCCCCAGAACGCAACGAGACGGTTGCAGAACGCATGGCTGAGAGGGCCAATCCGAAGATATGGCAGAAGGCTCGCGAGGAGGCTGCGGCCGGCAAGCCCGCCGCACTTGACGCACTGAAGAAGGCCGTTGTCGTTGATCCCGCGAGCAAGGACTACTCCGGAATGAGCACGGACGAGGCCAACGCCATTCTGTCTTCACCGGAGGTGCGGTCGAAGCGTTCGGCATACGACAGCGCGGCGAAGGAACTCTACGACGCCGAGCGCAAAAACCTTGACAGGCTTCTGGAGTCTGGGCGAATCTCGAAAGACTTCTACGACCTGCTTACGACGCGCTGGCAGAAGTACGTGCCTTTGCGCACGGACGTCGAGGGCAAGGACAATGCCGCCCACAATCTCTCCGTCGGAGGGTTCCGCAATTCGGAATTTATGACTGCTGAAGGTCGCGAGAGCCTCGCCGACTCGCCGTACGCCTTTGCCATGTTGCAGCTCCAGCAGGGCTTGCGCGGTGCGGAGGCGAATGTCATACACGTGTCGGCGGCCAACCTCATCAGGCTCGCCGAGAGCCGCGGCCTCCACATTGGCGACATCGTGGAGGGTCGCGAGGGTGGCTATGGCAAGGGCTGGACATTCGACTTCGGGAAGGGCGACGCCGTGCGCGTCGGCGGCAACATGAAGCTCGTTGACAATCGCAAGGACATATTCCTGTTCAAGGAGGACGGCAAACTCAAGGCGGCGCGTCTGGATCGCGGTGCGAACGGGCGCGGTGAGATCGTCGTGGACGCGATACTCGGGCGCAATGTCCGCCAGTGGCACAAGGACCTTGCGTTCATCCCAAGGTGGACCGGCTGGCTTGGACGGATGCGCACGCAGTACGCGCCGGAGTTCATTTTTTCGAACGCGCTCGCAGACCACATGGAGTCGACGCAGGCCCTTGTCGGCAAGTATGGCTTCAAGGACGGGTTTGCGCTTGCCGGCAGTGCGCTGAAATGGGAGAAGCGCAACTGGAAGGACATCCGCAACTACATCAAGACCGGCAACGCCGGAAGCGGATACGTCAAGGAGGCAATCGACGCAGGGGTGCTAATCAAGGGCGGCGTCGCGGCGCAGGGATATGCGGGCGAACTGAAGGCCATCCAGAGCAAGTACGACAGGTTCGTGCGCGACGCGAAGGGCTTCTCGAAGATGTCTTGGACTGAAAAGGCGGGGTTCGTCTGGGACTGGCTGAAAGAGGCCGTTTCTGGGCTGAACGAGACAATCGAGAACTCGACGCGCATCGGCCTGTACTCCGCGTTGCGCGAGAAGGGCGTGTCTAAGGCCGATGCCGCGAAGTTCGCCCGCGAGGCGACAGTCGACTTCAACCGCAAGGGAACGCATACGCCGTGGATGAACGGACTCTTTATGTTCTCGAACGCTTCCATACAGGGCGCGATGCGCGCGGCTCAGGCATTTCGCGACGACTGGACAAAAGGTCCTTCCTCTGGCCCTGGCGCGAACAAGATGCGGGGGGCGCTCACGAGTACACTCGTGCTCGCTGGCGTCGTGAAGGCCGCACTCGACCACTACCTCGGCGACGACGAAGACCGCGAAAAGGCCGGTGGACGTAACGCACGCAACCTGAGCGAATACAGCAAGAAGCACAAGCTTGGCATTCCGCTTGGAGGCGGCTACCAGTTCACTGGGCTTCGGATGCGCGGCCCGTACGCCGCGATACCGTACCTTGCGCAGACATTCACCAATGTCGCTCTCGGGGAGACAAGTGTGAACGACGCAACCAAGATTGCCCTGAAAGAGCTTACGGACCAGGCGACTGATGTCGTCGGCGGAAACGGAGTATTCAACGACAAGGGCGAGTTTGACGGCGCACTTCTCGGACAGAGCTTTGCGCCGACGCTTGCCGATCCGCTTGTGCAGCTCTGGACGGGTAAGGACTACAAGGGCGACGACTTGCGTGCGAGGTCGTTCGACAAGACGACGCCGGCATCTTCAAACGGCAAGCGCAACACATCCGTCATCTACAAGGAAATGGCAAAGAGCCTAAACTGGCTTACGGGCGGCAACGAGTACCGCAAGGGCTGGCTTGACGTTGCGCCGGAGGACGTTCAGTTTATCATCGAGTTTATCGGAGGTGGACTCGGACGGGACTTCAGCAACACGCTTTCGACTTTCAACAATACCGCGCAAGCCGCGACTGGAGGGACGCCGGAGAAGTCACTCTCTCAATTTCCGCTTGTCCGCACGCTTGTGCAGGAATACCCCGAGAATACTGCGCGCTACTACGACGCAATGGACGCCTACGAGCGCGACAAGGCCGAGTTCAAGAAGACAACGCCCGAGCGCCGCAGGGAGATGAAGGCCGAGAAGCCGTATCTCTTTGCCGGAAAGTCCCTCCTCGACGGGCAGATCGAGCGCGTCAAGGAGCTTTCGCACCTCGAGCGCGGCGAGATCAAGGTCGGGCAGAAGTGGGTGGAGCCGAAGACTCCGCGCACGGAAGAGCAGAGGGAGAAGTACAGGAAGCGGCGACTTGAGTTGCAGGCCAAGGTGCTCCGCGCCCTCGGCAAGTGAGCTACGACGCCTTCGGCATGATGTCGAAGTAGGCCTTGCCTTCGTCCTCGAATGTGAGGCCGTCGTAGTTCCTTCCGCGCACGTCGGGCGAGTTGCCCACGATGCTCGTCAGCAGGTTCTGGTCGTGGTAGGCGGCGGCGTGCATCGTGATAAACGTGTGCCGCCCCGCGTTCTTCGGGAGTTCGACCTTCGCCTCCTTCGCGTAGGCGTTGAGGTGTTCGCGGAACTTCTTGTTGGAGACCTGCGACGCCGCCATGAAGTCGAACGACTTCATCCACGCAAGCGCCTGTTCGGGTATCGTGAACGAGCGAGGCTTCACGCCCTTGAGCGAGCCCTTGCACTTGACGATGCGGACGTTGCGCTGCTCAAGGGAAATCCTCACCGCGCTTTCGCCGTCGCGGACGCGCTCGATCTCGCACTGGCGCACTCCGCAGAAGAACGAGAGGATCGCGTCGGCCAAGTCCTGCGGCGCGTCGGCCTTGTGTGCCTCCAGCACGCGGAACAGCTTCTCGACGTCCGCCGGCTTCATGTACTCGGGGTCCGTCCATTCCTTCGTCTTGAGCCTCATGCCGGCTATTGGGCTTTCCCTGATGAGCGCCTGTTCCGGCGCGGCGCACCACTGCATGAACGTCTTGACGTAGCCGAGGTGATTGTTGAACGTGGTCTTGGTCTTGGAGTCGCTTGCGTTGTAGAGGCGCCCTTCGAGGTTGGCGCTCACAGCCTTCGGAGTCACGTCGGAGAGGAGCCGCTCTGCACCGAAGGTCTCGACAAACTTCCCGACGCGGCTGCGGACGGCCTTTAGATGGTCGTCGCTCTTGCCCGTCTGCGCGTTGAGGTAGCGCTCGTAGGCCGCCGCAAGGGTTGTGGTGCATTGCGCTATGCCGTCGGAGCTCTCCAGGACGCGGCGGACGCACTCCGAGAGCGGGATGTTGAGTCCAGCCTTGGCGAGCATGTCGATGGCGTTCTTCGCGTCGACCGACTGGTACGTGGTGAGCAGGACGGACATTTCGCCACCAAACGTGAGCTGCTTGTAGAAGTCCTCGATCTTGTGGCGCAGCTTCTCGCGGCTTCTCGCGGCGAGGCGCACGGGCTTCTTGGTGTATGGGTGTATGCCCAAATATACTTCGTATATTTGGTAGTAGTTGTCGCCGCATCTGATGTCGCGGCACTTGACCGAGTGGAGGGTTGTCTTCTTGTCGAGGATGCTCAT